ATCATGTAAGGAGTCTGAACTTTCACAATATTGCCAGTCGCCAAGTCATAAATCTCACGATACGCGAAAGAAGTGTCAGTCAAAGTGACCATAGAGGCTGCAGGACCAGGTACAAAGGAAATGGCAATCTGCCCACGATGAAATCCAGTCTTTGCAGCTTTGAACATGAACTCAAGACCACCACGATAAAAACGAAAAACTTCAGCGAGAAATGACACAGGTGTTTTGTAAATTTCAGTTGATGATACAAATTGTTGGAAGTCAATGGGGTTCAGCTCACGAGTGTAAATCTGTTCCCCAGGCGCATTTGTTTTGTCAAAAAGAAAGAAATCCAAATAACTATATTGGCCTTTAATAAAAGCAAGACTCATCTCGTCAGCACCATCAGGTGAAAAGTCATCTATAGCCCTTAACTTTGCCGATGAGTCAAGACTCATTGGAATCGCAGGGTCGACAGCATTACAATTTGGAAAACACTGTGCAGGGTTAGATGACACACGGGACACCGATGAAGTAACAAGCGGCTTGGACCAGCCAAATGCCGAGGCCGCTCCACTCAAAGCAGAAGCAGCCCATGAAACAGTGCCAGCGTAAGAACCAATCAACGGAATTGACGAAATGTTTGCAGCAAAAGACGAAAGTTCGGCAAAGAAGGTTGAAACGGGTTTTGACTCAGCATCTGAAGGTGCAATCTTCTTGCGTTTGGGACCTTGAGTAACTGCAGTAAGAGTCTGACCATATAGCTCAACATCTTCCATCCAAGTCCAGACACGGAAGTTAACCTCGAGTAAATTGTCAGGGCCTGTCCGCAATGGGGACAAAACAGCAATATATACACGACCCCAGTCGACCGATCCACCAGTGAGCTCAATGAACTGTGATGTGGCCACGTATGGAATACGTAGAACGACGGACGACTCATTCGCTTCAATGTCAACACCAGGCAACTGGGACAATGGAATGGCATTTGTAATGTGAGCACTCCCCTTCCTCGCGTTGAGTGAAAAACAAGGGTAATAACACAAACGAAGGCGCCCGGCATGATAGGGCGTACCATTCAAATCAAGACGAATACACAAAGTAGAACGTAGGCCAAAGAAACCTTGTAATTTGTTTATTTTCATTGAATTTGTATAATACGGTTTTGTGTCTGAAGCATACAAAATTGCTCCAATTGAATCAACAACAGTGAAAGAACCAGCAAAAACTTGATAAGGCTTAGCCAGGTAATCGGCAATAGTGCTAGTGCTGTTAGGCGTATACAAATCGTACACATCTTGGGACCTGCCAACACTTTGAATAGCCGACACCGGATCTGCCACAAATGATGTTGTGCCTGTCTGAACGACAGGACTTGAGGTGTCTTGATTGTAGACACCCATATTTGTTTTTTGAAATGTTTCTTCAGTGAGCCGCTAACCTACTTGTAGGAGGGCTCAGTCCTACAAGGTGCAATATTTAATGGTTTTAGGAACGGGCTGCGCACCAGGTGAACCGTCGGATCCACTAGCCGACACCAGTACGACGACGAGAGTTGTGCTTCTTCGCCGAAGACTCCAGGAATTTATATACCTCAAATCACCTGGTTGAGATGAGGGGTTTTACTCACCAGTATTCGCAACCACGAGCTAAATACTCAGCTCGACGATCGCATTGACTTTTGTTCCAGTTGACCATGAGGTGCCTTCTGGGGTCAACCCTTCGAGCAGCTTCATGAAAATCAGATCTCCAAAAATCCCAATCTTCCTTTGTATGTACACTCAACTCATCGAGAAAACCTTCGACCTTGACACGAAACAACTCACCGTCAACATCTTTCTTCTTGGCCCACTGGATGTTCTGTGTTATCGTATCAAGGGTCAACCTCATATACAACACACCATCTTCCAGCGCCACTTTTCTCTTCAAAAAGGAAACATCAAAAACTGAACGATGGGATTCATTGAACTCAGCATTCTTCTCTTCATCGGTATAGACCATGCCCATTTCAGCCATAGCTTTTGTCATCGATGCGTACGTAATAGTAGCGGAACCGTACGAAAGAAGCTTTTGAGTGTCAACCTTCCACACATTGTCATCTCCATAACAAATATACTCAACGACTCGCTCTTCATACAACTTTTTTAAAATTTTCCTTGCTGAAACGAAAGTGTCCGCTCCTAGTGAACGGGCGACCCCATAACGCAAAATAATGTTGTTACAAATAGTGTTTAAGATGGTTGTAATTGGATTACCAGAGGGATTAGAGTTGTCCCACTCAATAAGACAATCTTTATACTGAATGAACGGTTTTGTGAAAGAGTAAAATACATTTTTCGCAATTATAAAATCCTCTTTAGACAGAAGATGGCCGAAGTTAGCCTCATATACAGACCAAACTTTATCTACGGCGTACGAAGGTAAATTTTTATCAAAACTAGAATGATCACCAGCATACACATTTACATCAATCGAGCCCCCTCCAAGCTTTTCAACAAAAGATTTGAGCTCAAATTGATCTGCAACATTAATGCCGACCGCTGAAGAATTTTTGTACCTATTAGCAGGATCTTGATACCATGATGCAAACGTTCCAAAATACTTACGGATCAAAAGTGTATTTACAACATCACAAGAGAAGACCACTCGTGTCTTCCCTGCTTTGACCTTCTCATTAGGTCGCAGTTCATCTTTCGGAAAAGCAACAAACACCATGGGGATTGGTCCTTTCTTCAGAGACTCGATAGCCTCGTCAAACTGACTCTTAATATGTACAGCCCCTGGTGTGTCAAACGTGTAATTTTCATCAAATCCAAAGGCCATTCGCTTCTTTGTACCCACATCACTATGAAACCTGGAGGGACTACCAGAGGCAGTTCCACGGTTAATTGGTTTTAGATATGGGGCCTTGATCTTAGATCCAGTCACCGTTTCCTCAAATGACAAAATCGCATCCGTCGGACGCGTTGTTTCCTTCAACAATTCATGAATATATACATCAGTTGCCGCGTTCAAAACTTCCATATTGCATAAAAGACCTCCACGAGAATACGACTTCAACGATTCGGCAACAGGATCAAACAATTTTCCATTCAAAACAAAAGGATTTAACAATGCTGGGCGCTTTAAAGGTGGTGCTGCAATTTCACCATAGAATGGTGATTTACAAATTTCAGACTTATATACAGTAGCAACACTTGTTGCCTTACCACACACCTGAACATCCTCTAGGGTGGTGTCATCACACTGCCCAAAAGTGAAATGAGTGCGCATATCCTTAGTAGCATTAAATTGAGTAACAGCAACATCAAAATGGGAAAAACAACTTTCAATAAAACTTTTCTTAAGGATAATACCAATACCCCTAGTCCCGCATGGGCTGCCTGCGGCATGAATGCCAACGATCTTAGACCGTTTTGTGGCATCCACACGCGTTAAGATTGCACCACACTGTCCATTCTCAGTTGCGATGTCATACTCCAATGTGTCCACGGACTTATATACAGTACCATCAGGATTCGAAGCTGCCACTGGACGTCCTAGTCTAGCTAGGCCGCTGTTCATAGAGACGACAACCCTGTCATCATCGCCTGACCAGTGACTTAGTCGAATGTTGAAGGATGGGGTAGTATGGACATCATCTGCAACATGGTGTAAAATGTTCTGACAATTAAAACCAAAAACATTAACACAAACTAAATCATTATTTGGACACTCTAATGGAACTAACGACTTAACTGTTACCGTATATGAAAACCTATTCTTTTTTGAGGTCATTTTCGAAAAAGTCAAATTAGTGTGTTCTTTAACAATACTATGGTATATGTGTTTATTCATTACAACTAAAGA